AATAGTACCAGAAGAAGTGGCATTGGCATTAACAAATAAGCCAGAAACGCCATTTTGAGCAGTAAGAACGGCATTAGTGAGACCATGACCAGAGAAAGAAGGAGAGGCACCGTTAGAAACAACAGGAGCAGTTGTTCCAAGAGGTATAGTAACAGCAGTGCCTTTTTGAAGGAAAGGAAGAGCAGAAGTAAAGTAATCTTTACGAAGCCCGCGAGGCTGAATGATGTAATTACCGGGAGTGTCAGGGCCATCATCAACAGGACAATACGCAGATTGCTGAAGGTTTTCGTCACGATACCATTCATTCCAGATTAAATTATAGGCGCGATTAAATAAAGCAGAATGTGTAAGACCAGGGACTTCAGTAGGAATACCCATAAAGTCATAAACAGAGGCTTCGGCATAGCCAGTAACAGCAGGAGAGGTAATGGTAGGAATAGTATAAGCAGTAAAAGTATTAGGTTCTTGTTCGCCCATAAATTTTTTAAAATTAGACCAGACAAGACGCATAGGAACAGAGAAATAGTGAATGTCCATTTGGATATTGTCCATAATGGGTTTAAGCGGAGTAGAGAGTCGAGCGAAGACAGAGGTTTTAAGATTGAATGTGTCACCAGGAAGAGCTTCGTCGAGAAAGATAGGGATGATTTGACCAGATGAGAAAGTTGTTTTATAGCCATGAGAACGGTCAAAAGTTGATCGTTGAATGTCGGGTTTAGCGACATGATTAAAGACTTGTTGTGGAGTCATGATAGATTTCATTTTTTATTCCTTTTAGAATGAAGAGGAGCATCCATGCTCCAAGAATTATAATTGTTGTTGAAATTCAGAGGCGTTTGAAAGATGAACAGGGGATTTGTGAGTAGCGATAGAAGCTGTTTCTTCATCGAATTCGCCAAGTTCATAGAGGGTGAAGTCAGAGGGATATTGATTAAAAGGAGATTGTGGATTTTTGCATTCCGTTTGGAAAGCGCGAATAGCTTCGCCAGATGTGCGAGCATGAAAAGGGTTGAGATAGGCTTTAGCTTTGTTGTCGTGGACAGAATAGATGCGCATAAGTTACTCCTTTTTAGTTAAGCGATGATATTCATCGCGGTTAGATAATAGTTGATGTTTATCTTGATCGTGAGATTCAAAAGTAGAATTCGATGTCCGAAATTCGGAATCAATGTCTTTAGAAGTATCAAGAATAAATTTAGAATAGAGTTCATGAGATGAACGAGTTTTGAGATTAAGAGACCGATCATTTTCATATTGTTGGTGAAGAGTTGGGTTTTCGAGTAGAAGACGCTTAAGATAATAACGCGGTAGAATTTGGTTTGATTGTACTAGTTGTTTTTGATTTTGAACGAAGTATGTATAACCAATTGCGGGGCGTTTAGAAGCGTCCATACAGTCAGAGATTGTGATAAGTTCACCAGTGTGAGGATCGGTATAAGTGTGTTTTTTGCCTTTAAGAGAATAAGAGGCAATATAATAAGCGGAGCGCTCGTTGGCGCTACCGACAGAAGAGAATCCGAGATGCCAAAGAGATTCTAGTTCAGGGGAACGAAATATGAGTTCCCCTGATGATGGAGTAGGACGAGGAGAATGTTGATTGGCTGGAGCCCAGCCAAAGATAATTGCATGATGATGTGGACGATAAGTTTTAGACCCGTATTCATGAGATACCATGTAGCGAATGTCAGTTTTTGTTTTTTTACGCAAGCGTTTTATAAATTTTTGAAATTCGGGTTTGGTGTCGTGAATTGGAGGTAAATGTTGATCGTCATATGTAAGTGTGATGAAGCAATTAAGTGTGTGCATTGAGATTTCATGTTTGGCGCGAGTTGCCCATTCAATGGCACGTTTAGAGATGCACTCTGTGCATCTACCACAAGGGAGAACGAGATCTCCCTCGGGATGGAGTTTGGGACGACCAAACTCTTGAGATTGAGCGCGGGTAGGGAATAGGCACATTAGAGTCTATATCCGCCGCGAGTAGGAGCAGGCGTTACGTTTTTACGGTTGGTTCCCATACCTTTTTTGAAGACACGATTAGATTTTTTGTGAGACATTTTTGAACGTTTCATGAGTAGCTCCTGTTTTGATAGTTTTTGGAAATCTAAAAAGATATCCAAATGCAGAAATGAGTCAAAGATTACATCGGAAGTTAATTGTTTTAATGTAAGTTTCATTTCTTTAGTTTAGATTGAACCTAGAGAGGTGTCAATGGGCATATATTATCAAGTACTTTATATGCCCGATTTAAGAAATTAGTCTTTTTTAACAATTTCAGGTGGTTGTACCTTGGAAAGAGTACTTTCCGGCGGTTTTACAGGTTCAGAACGAGCGACTAAGACACCCTCTTTAATTAATATATCTGCGAATTTTGGATCAGCGATCAAATTCTCTAGCTGTGAGGGGTCGTTATCAACGAGCCTACGGACAGTAGGGGGAAGGCTGTAAAACGCATCCTGAGCGCTTTTAGCGATTCTGAAAGCCTCTTCAAGAGAAGGGATACCTGTGTTATCGCGATATTCACCGGGAATAATTGTTTGTGGCAGTGTGCCGTTTTTTTGATAAAGAGCCATGATGTTATTTACATCGGCTTCTTTAGCACTAGATTGATCAGTGATAAGAGGTTCAGAACAGTCGTATTGAATACGACGAGAACCATTGTTTTTACGTTGCGATGTGAGAATAAGTTGAATTTCTTTCATTTAATTTCTCCAGTTGTTTTGTGGACCATGTAGTAGTCGGGATTGTTTTTGTAATAGGAAGGTCCAGATGATGGAGCCGCCCAAGGTTTAACGATAGAAGCGGCAGAGTTGACAGCATTGAGACCAGTAGAAACACGTTGCATTATATTGTCATAGGAAGAAGCTTTTTGGTCAAAGCGAGAACGAAGTTGATTAGTTTTAGCAGCTTCAGATTCAGCATTGAAAGATTCGACAGCGGCGCGCTTTTTAGCAGAAAGAACTTCAGGACGTAAGTTGATTTGGTCATTGATATGACGTTGTTGCTCATTAAGAAAGCGTTCTGAATCAGATTTCATTTCATTGGCTTTAGCGGCGGCGGCAGAATTAATGTTAAGATCAGCTTGAGTTTTAGCAGTGATTTTTTGAGCTTCAGTGAGAGCGATAGACGCATCAGATTGTTTAATGTCTTGAGAAAGGCGTTTAGCGTCTAGAGCAGTAGTTACAGCGCGAGAGATGTCGGGAGTTTCATTTGCGATAGTAGCAGCAGCACCAGTAGGAGTAGAAGCACCTCCATTAGCAGAAAGAATAGGGTTAAGACCCGCAGCACGTAGATCGTCAACTTCACGCTGGTGTGCGGAGTTAGACATACGCTCTTGGAATGCCATTTGGTCTTTAGATTGAGCAATGTTAGCAGCGTTTGCATCGGCTTGTCCTTGTGCAGAAGAGATAGAGCCGCCAAGGGCGGCTCCAGCCATAGCACCAGTAGACCCTCCAAGGAGTCCTCCAGCGGCTGTGGTAATAACAGGAAGAAGGTTGTTTAAGAATCCCATAATAACTCCTAAAAGTGATCGATTAAGCCTGGAGTGGCATAAGTAGGCATTGGACGAGCGGTTTTAAGATCGAAGTAGCAATCAACAAGGAATTCAGGGGCAGTAGGAACGGCGACAATACGTGCAATGGGAGGAGGTAGAGAAACGAAAGTATTGTTTAAAGCAGGAAGAGAGGCAAAGTCATAGGCAAGATGCCAAGTATCAAGAGAGCCAGAAGCGGCATTAGAGCGGAAAGCGCCAGTAACGATAGATGGTTTGTAACGATATTCGGCGTAACGTTCTTGATAACCAAAGACGGCGGCATCGGCGGCTGCATTAGCAGAACCTTGAGCATAAATTTCTTTGTTAAGTATAGCTTGTTCACCAAGATGAGAAAGGGTAGGCCAGTAGAAGTCATAGACGGTGGAGCGAGACCACATGCGGTTAAGACCTTGTTGGTAAGTTTGATCAGCACGAACAGAGGCAACGCCTATAATAATTTCGTGTTCAGTAAAGGATTTAATAAATCCAGAACCAACAGAAGAGAGAGTGCCAGTAGCAGCAAGATTACCTTGAACAGTAGTGGTACCTGTGGCGCCAGTGGCGGAGTTTTGAGCAATAGGATTAATAGAGACATGAGTAGTCATACCTCCAAGAAATTCAGGACGTTGTAAACGAGCATCAGGAGAGATGACGCCGAAATGAGCACGGATTTTTTCAGTATAACGAGTGCCACCACGAGCATCTTTTTCAAGCATACGTTGAATTTGAAAAGATTGGCGAAGTTCGTTAATAGTTGAAGCTGTAGCAGTGGATAGGTCAGCATAAAGTCCACTTTGATTACCAAAGGAAATAGTACCAGAAGAAGTGGCATTGGCATTAACAAATAAGCCAGAAACGCCATTTTGAGCAGTAAGAACGGCATTAGTGAGACCATGACCAGAGAAAGAAGGAGAGGCACCGTTAGAAACAACAG